CTGATTTAGGAGATTCTTTTGATTCTTCTATTGTTTATACAAAAAAAGCATCTGGAAGTTATAACACAGCTACAGGTGTTTATTCTACAAGTGATACGACTTACAGTATCAAAGCTCCTGTTGAGTTTGTTCAATCTACTGAAGATGATGGTAGAGAAAGAAGAGAAGCGAAGGTTTATATTACTCCTGATTTGATAGGAGATAATCAACCTGATTTTCAAGATGAAGTTACATTAACTTATGCTGGATCTACAAGGGTAGGACAGATAGTTAATATAGATACAAGACAGGGTGGACAGACTTATCTGTTTACTTTATTAGTGAGGTTCTGATGGCTAGAGCTAAAGGTATTGAAAATATAGAAAGAGATCTTACTGGTAATTTACAGCAAGACTTCAATACTTTTATAAGAGCAGCTTTGTCTGATTTATCTAATCAGGGATCACAAAAATATAGTCCTGTTGACACTGGCTTTTTTGTTTCTAGTTGGACAGCTGGTACTCAAAGACCTAGACCTGATGAAGCAAGAGAATCAGTTGCTCCATGGAGTAATATTAAGCCAAGAAGAAGAGGAGATCAACAGAATCCACAAGCTGTAATTAAACCTAGATTTATAGATAAAATCAATTATAATTTCAAACCTTTTTCTAAAGTATTTATTGGTAATAGATCACAATATGCTGCCAGAGCTTTAGCTTCTCCAAACAGTGAAATACCTATATATGTTCAAAATATTATTGGTAAGAGAATTAATGAAATATTTAACGAGAAGAAACCTAAGATTGGTGTTGCCACCTTTGGTACTGGAGTTAGAGGAAGTGAAGAAAATCCAAATGTTAGATTTAAAGCAAGTGGTATTGGTAGATTTAGTGATCCTACTTCAGTATTTGTTGATTACACTGATCTATGACTTTAGTTAACACACGAGCAGCTTTTGAAAAAGCAGTAACAGATGCAGTTGCAGCGGTAGACGCTACTGTTGAAATGGTTTATGACAATATGGTTTATAAAACACCAGGTAAGACTAAAAAATACATTCTTATGTCAGTTGATTTTGCACAAGCAACAACTCAAACTCAAGGTGCATCACAGGATTTTTATTCTGGTGTTATTCAATGTAATATTTATGTTCCAAGAGGAAAAGGTACTGCAACTTTATCTGCACTAGGAGAAGCTGTTATTGATGGACTTACTTCTGTTAATGCTTCTGGTTATAGTGATACTTTTAGTTGTGATCCTAGAGTATTGGATGTTGTCGGCCCTGCTCCTATTGAATTAGATGACTCTTCACACTTTCTTGGCTTAATATCTTGCCAATTTACCGCAAACGCTTAGTATACTAAAGTAAGTATACTAATTTTATGACTAGAGCAGTTGATCTTTTAAAAAACAAGTTTGGAGTTTCTCAACTTTACAAGCATGATGTAAAACAAGATGATGAAATTATTCTGACTATTTATTGGCATCCTTTAACTATTGCAGAAAGAGAATCGATAATAAAAAAAAGTGGTTCTGATGATTTAAATGATTATGCATTACTAATGATGATAGAAAAAGCATTAGATGAAGATGGAAAAAGATTATTTGTTGACGGAGATAAGGCTTCATTAAGAAGAGAGATTCAATCATCTGTTCTTGAAGAAATACAATTGGCAATGGTTAATGCTGGTGCTGATAAGGAGGTTAAAGAGGCTAAAGCCGATTTAAAAAGCTAATAAGGATTGGCAGTTTTTATTTTCTTTAGCAAAGACATTACATAAAACTGTAGCTGAGTTATGTGAGACTTTAACTATTGAAGAGATGATAGGTTGGGCTGCTTTTGCAGAACTTGAAAGTGAAGAACATGAAAAACAAAAAGAACAAGCACAAAGATCTAGTGCTTTACGAGGTAAAAAGAGGTAATATAGAGAAAATGTTTTAATTTTTATAGTAAGTGGCTAATTATAATATTGATATTGGTGTTGTTATAAAGGGAAATGAAAAACTAACTAAATTTAATAGTACTCTTAAAAAGACTACTTTACAGGTAGAGCAATTAAATAAATTTTTAAAAGTATTTCAACAAGGCGGTGATGGATTAGTTAGAAGTTTTGATAGTCTTAATAGTGTTCTTGCAACTGCAAAGGCAAATTTTAATGCTGTAGCTTCTGGAACAGGTTTACAAGAAAAGGCTGCAAGACAATTAATATTGGCAGAAAAAGAATTAAATAGAGAATATCAACAACGTGATGCTCTTTTGCAAAAATTAAGAGGTACAGGTCCGATGCCTCTTCCTGGTACTGGTATTGGTAGAGATCCTATTGAAAGTTCAAGAAGAAGAAAACAAAGAAGATTAAGTCAAACATTAAGAGGACAATCTGTTCCTTTAACTTCTCCTATTTTTCCAGGATATTCACAACCTATAGGACCACAACCAATGCAAGGCCCAATGCCAATGCAAGGTCCTTTGCAAATGATGACAGTAGATAATAACCCAAGAATTTTAAGAAATATTGCTGCGAGTCAAGCGGGAAGGCAAGGAAGTAATTTTGGTTTTGGTTCTGCTGGAGATCCTATTGCTAAATCTATTAGACGTAATAAAGAAAAACAATTTAGAGATCTTTTAAGAGAAAAGAAAGCTAATAAAGATATAAGAGATATAAAAGCTAGACAACTTAGGTTAGAACGAGCACAAAATAGAGCATTAAAAGAACGTGTTGTAACAACTAGAACACTTGCAAAAACAAGTCAATCTACTGGTGGAGGTATGAGAGGTGGAGGTTTATTTAGAGGTGGAGCTAGAGGTGCTTTAAGTAACGCAATGATTGGTGGAGGTTTTCCTCTGTTATTTGGTCAAGGTGCTTTAGGAGCAGTTGGTGGTGGAGTTGGTGGTGCTTTGGGTGGAGCAATAGGTGGTGGGTTTGGTTTTTCATTATCAATTATTGGTACTGCTATAGCTCAGAGAATACAAGAGGCTATTGATTTTAGAAAAGAGATTGAAAAAGTAAACATAGCTATTGAAAAAACTGGAGGCACTTCAAAGATTTCTGCTTATGATATTACTTCTTTATCAAAATCTTTAAAAATTACTAAAGATGAAGCATTACAAGCTGCTAATGCTTTTGCTGCTTTTGGTGCTCAATCTGCGTTAGCACTTGCAGAAACATTCAGAGACAGATCAACATTTGATTTGTATGCAAACTTAAATAGAGATGCAAAAACTTTTATAGGAACAGTTGATACTTTATTTAAAAAAAATGAATTAGCAATTGGTCAAGCACAAAAAGCATTAGGAATTTTAAATCAAAAAGGTTTAAAAGAAGCTTCAATATTTGTTGAATCTTTGAAATTTCAAGAAAAAATTAAAAAAGAAATATCTGAACAAGTTCCTTTACAAGAGGACATTAATGCTGCTCAAGCTACTTATGAATCTTTCTTTGACAAGATGAGTGGTCGCCCTTTACAAAGTTTCATGTTGCTAAATAAAGAAAGACAAAAAGAAATTCTATTATTAATAACAGCAAAAGGACAGATGGAAGCAAGAATCGGTACTGAAGAAGAAAGATTTCAAAAAAGAATGTCTAATGTTCGTGCAGAAATTGAAGCACAAAGAGAATTAACAAAAACAATAGAAAGAGAATTGATTATTCAACAACCTAAAGACGAATTAGAAAGATTATTAGATCCATTAATTCAAGTGGATTTATTAGGTAAAAGCATTGGAGCAAGTTTTTCTGAATCATTTAAAGGTATTGTTCGTGGTTCAATGACAGCACAAGATGCTTTAAGAAATTTATTTATGCGAACAGCAGATCATTTTTTAGATATGGCTGCACAAATGTTAGCTGCACAGATAAGATCAGGTATTTTTGGTTTATTTAGTAGTATGTTTGGTGGTTTCAGTATTACAGGTGGCAAATCAATAACAACTGCTTCGGGTACAAATATAGGAAAAGCAGGTTTTATGCCTTCAAATCCTGCATTTAGAGGAGCTATGGCAGATGGTGGACCTGTAAAAGGTGGTAGTAGTTATTTAGTGGGAGAACGAGGACCAGAATTATTTAGCCCAGGTGTTTCAGGAATGATCACACCAAATGAAATGCTTGGTGGATCAACAAATATAGTAGTAAATGTAGATGCCTCTGGTTCTTCTGTTGAGGGAGATGAAGAACAAGGTAGAGAACTTGGTCGTATGATTTCAGTTGCTATACAATCAGAATTAATTAAACAAAAACGACCAGGAGGTATGCTCGCATAATGGCTACGTTTCCTTCAATAAAACCTACCTACGGACAACAAAAAAGATCCGCACCAAATACCAGAACAATTCGTTTTGCTGATGGCTTTGAACATAGAATATTATTTGGATTAGCAGAACATCAGAATCCTAAAGTATATAATTTTACTTTTAATGTCTCTGAAGTCGAAGCAGACGAAATAGAAACCTTCCTTGATGCTCGTGCAAATGATAGTGCCAGCTTTGATTTTGAAGCACCAGGTCAAACTGCTGCTCAAAAGTTTGTTTGCGAGACTTGGAACAAATCAATACCATATAACAATAGAGCTACAATACAAGCCACATTTAGAGAAGTATTTGAACCATGAGTACTGCTCCGATTATTACTGATCTACAAAAGATCAATCCTTCAGCAATAATTGAATTATTTACATTAACAACTGATGCAACTTTGCATGGTTCTGCTCAGACTTACAGATTTCATAATGGAACGAGTTTAAATGCCAATGGAGATATTATCTGGGCTGGTAATCAGTATTTAAAAATGCCTATACAGGCAGAAGGTTTTGCTTTTCAGAAAGGTCAACTTCCCAGACCTACTTTGACTATTAGTAATGCTCTTGGAACTATTACAGCTATCTTGTTAAACGTAAATCAGGTAACAACAGGAAATGATTTGACAGGAGCTACTGTAACTAGGATTAGAACTTTGGCACGTTATCTTGATGCTGTTAATTTTCCTGTGACAACAACCAGCATTACGACTACAACAACGATTGCTGATCCTGCTGATGCCGAAACTGTAACCTATACTGTCACTGTTCATAATCCTGGCAGTGGAAATATTTTTAGGATTAATGGTGTAAATAATCCTGTAATCACAATGAAAAGAGGATCTACTTATATTTTCGATCAATCAGATGCTTCAAATAGTGGGCATCCTTTGGCAATAAAATCTGACGCTGGAGGAGCACAGACAACAACTGTATCTGGAACTGCTGGAAATGCAGGAGCTACAGTAACCTATCAACCAGCATATCCTTCTGCTCCAAATGATTTGAGATACTACTGCACAGTTCATGGAAATGGAATGGGAAATACGATTACAATGAACGATCCAAATACAACGACTCAAGATACAGTTACGACTACAACGCAACAGGTAAATCCATTAGGAACACCAGATCCTACAGCAGAGTTTCCTCAAGAGATTTACAAAATAGATAGAAAATCATCAGAGAATAGAGAAGTTGTACAATTTGAATTAGCTGCTGTTTTTGATCTTGCTGGCATCAGAGCACCTAAAAGACAATGCACTAGAACAGAATTTCCTTCGATTGGTACGTTTATAGCATGAATTGGAAAGAAGAAGCACTTGCTCATGCGAAAGACCAAGATCCTAAAGAGTCTTGTGGTTTATTGTTAAATATTCGAGGAAAAGAAAGATATTATCCCTGTCGTAATCTTTCAATGACAGATCATCAATGTTTTATTATTGATCCAGAAGATTATGTAAAAGCGGATAATACTGGAGAGATAACAGCCGTTGTTCATAGTCACCCTATAACACCTCCTGTTCCTAGTCAGGCAGATAAAATTAGTTGTGAGCAAAGTAATCTTCCGTGGCATATTGTTAACCCAAAAACAGAACAATGGGGATATTGTGAGCCTTGTGGATATAAACCACCATTATTAGGTAGACCTTGGGTTTGGGGTATTACTGATTGTTGGTCTTTAGTAAAAGATTGGTATAAAGAAGAGAAAGGTATTGAACTAAAAGATTGGGACAGACCTACAACACCAGAAGAATTTATTCTTAATCCTTTGTTTGAAACTTGTGCATGGAGAACTGGATTTAGAGAACTTAGACCAGATGAAAAGACTATGAATGGTGATGCTTTATTAATGTCTATTG